ATTTTATGTCTCTTATGTCAATCTTCAATCAAGAACCAAAAACAGCTTACGACTATTCGGCATGCCTCGGGGTTTGCCTCCAACTCATGAACGAGTCAGAGGGATACCCTTCGAGTCTGGTGAATAGCGCGTGGGAACTGCTTGATTCTTTTGATGGAAAGGAGTTTTCGAAGAAGTCGAAGTGGTGGTCAATAGACTTCACTGGCATCTCTTTCGAATATTCACATCAGCCACCTGAGTGGGCAAATGTGACTAGCGAAGAGAGAGTCAGTGAGCTTGTTGAATTTGCGGGCGCAGCCTCAAAGCAAAAAGTTCTGTTCTTTAATGGACAAACTGAACTTATATTCCTTGGAGCTGATAACCAGCCTTTCAGAGTTACCCCACAGGCTAACAGCTTCTGTATAACCCCTTGTCCCCTTCCGAGAGACATTCAGCTCAATCCGTTCCAGAAAGCAAGGGCCCCAAGGCCTCTCGCAGAGTACTACGATGAGCTTATAAAAATAAAATTAAACGGTGAGGAGGAAACCTCACCAAACACCACGGATCAAAAAAAACCCGCACCTGGTATTGTGTTAAGTCCCATTCCAATCGAAAAGAGCCTTCATTTTGAAGAACAGCTCCAAAGATTTCCCGGAGGTTACACCAACGCCCTTAAGAAAGTCAACGAAATCGTTAGGTTTCTTTCACCTGAACCGCTTCTCGTCAAACCGTCCCTTCCTAGGAAGGAGCGTGTTGACAGGAAACGCTTTAACCGAGAGAGTCTTCGATTTGTTCGTGATGAAGTAGAGCGAGGTATGGCCGACGGGGATATCTCCCTGGAGAAAGGTTTTCAAGGGTGGCGTCTTAGACGGTGGAATGAGAGGATGTTGAGGCAATGTATTTCGGCAATCGTCGAAGTGGCTTCAGTAGCAGGCTTTAAGGTAGCGCTTCAGAATGGTAACCATTTTGAGGTCTTTCAAATAGATCGTTATGTTCAACGATGGTTTGATCAACTCCCGAAGGAACTCGAGACTGACTCTTGGTCCGATCTGGTGAAGTATAAGCTTACAGCTTTCTTTACTTCCCAGTTCGCTGAACCAGATGATCAGCCCAGTCCCGGAAATCTTCGGTTGTTAGATCCTCCTGAGCAAATTCTTGGGGGGCGATTTTATCGTTGGTTGTATTCTCTTAAGATGCAACATTATGGACAATATATTTCATTTGTGCAGACGTTGACCTCATCGAAGTCCCTTATGCCAAAACTGTCCCTCTGGAAAGGGGACCGTGCGGCTTTAGAGACTTTTAAGTTACTTACAACCAAGAAGCGTCCTAGGGATACAACTTCTCACTGTCTTGCAAGACAAGATGAGATGGTAATTGCAGCCACTGAAGACATTCCGTTACCCAAGAATCGTTGGTTGTCTGAACAGTCTCTAGCTTATCAAATTGACAGAACCGCAAAGGAAGTCTTTGGGAAGACTACCCTCACGGAAGCTGACATACTCTATGCTTCTCTCCCGTCGCTTAAGGCGACCGTGGATACGAAGCAGTCTGATGGGGGCGCCCTGAGTGACCTTCAACAATTTCGACCATCTCAATGTATGAACATTAACATTGAGGATTATCGGTTTGTTGGGGTCGACCCTGAGCCTTATGTGACTTTAGAGGAAAAGAGAAAGCTAGAAACTGCTGACGAACTTGAAACGCTAGTTGGCGAGCTACGTGCCTCGATGCCTAGAGCAGATGTTGTGGATGGTGTTACTTTTGAAGATGAAGCGTTCCGAGAAACCTTTCTTTCGTTTCTCAGGAACATTCATGATCACCTTCCCACTGACAACATGGTCACCATTCAAGCCCTTTATGAGGCCCTCAAAATGCGCTGCATTACAAAAGGAACCGCAGGCTATAACTACTTAGGAAAGTGGCTACAGCGTGTCATGCATTCCGTGATGAGAAAGCACCCAGTCTTCGAGCTAATTGGGAAACAAGTTAGTTCCGAGGTCTTATCGACCGCCGGAAAGAACCGTCGTCCCGTTTCCTCCCTCGATGAGGGAGAATTTTGGCTCTCTGGAGACTATAAGGATGCTACTAATCAGATGCGTGGCTGGGTCTGCGACACAGCCTTCGATTCCGTTTGCAACGTACTAGAGATCCCTCACGAGCTGCAGGGCCACTTACGAAAAACCCTGACCAAGCATACCTTCTATGACCCTCGTTTCCCTGGTGACAGAGAAAGGAGTCGTAGTCAGACTGAAGGTCAACTTATGGGTTCGATTCTGTCATTTCCCTTCCTCTGTCTCATTAATGCCGCTGTTCTGCGGTGGTCAATGGAACTTTCGGAAGGTAAGACGCTTCGTTTGTGGCAGTGCCGCCTTAAGGTGAATGGTGATGATTTCTTATGTCCTATGACAAAGTATGGTCGAATTGTTTGGAGACAGATTATTTCTTTTGTGGGATGGTCTGAGAGCCAGGGCAAATCTTATTTTTCAAAAAGATTTGCCATGATCAATTCGAGGATGTTCCTCCCCTCGCCGGATGGCTTGGAGATGGTTTCTCAACTCAAATGTGGCCTTATGACTGGCGCAGGAAAGACGGGCTCCATCGGTGCATTATCCCTTGAAAACATAGGGAACGCAGCGAAAGAGCTCGTCAAATACTGCCCAGAGGAGTGGCGTGATGCTGCTCTTTCCCTTTTTATCAAGAAACATTCTGTCTTGTTAAAAACGGCTGGTCTTAGGAGTTGGGGCCTCCCCAATTGGGTTGGGGGGGTTGGGCTTCCGATTCCTATATCCACTAAGGATCGTCGTCTTGCGTTGACGGTCCTCCTTGGGTTTAAGATTCCGGAGTTTATCCCCGAGGTCCCGAGTACCATGCACAAACAAATTCTATCTCGCTTACCAGTGAAACAATCTATGTACAAGAAGGTTATTTCCCCATATAAGGAGATCGATTTCGACTTTGTCGAGGTGGACTTAGAAACCCAGTACAGTCAACTCTACCGAGAATTATCTGTCGAAATTTTCCTTCGCAGGAAGCTTTCCCAGTATTTCTCGGCCTCCACCCGAGATACCTCCGATGCATATAACAAGCGTCTTCAAAGACTACTTAAACGTGCATTCGACGGTCTCCGTGGGGGAGAGGGCTTGACTGACTGGCAGTTGTCGGTGGAGAAGCCATCCGATATCTACCCTTGCCTCTATAAGGAGTCCTCAGATCTCGAGTTGGCCTTCCCAGGTCAACGAGATCCTTTAGAATTTGCTCAGCAACTGTCTGCTCGAAATCCCACCGGATCGGAAGCTCACACATGTGTTTCTTCCGGGGTGTTTTCCAATGAGACAGACAGACTAATCGCTGAATTAAACCAAGATCTGGTTTATAGCTGGTTCTAAAGTAAGAGGATCGTCCTTGTTCTGCTTGTCAAGCAGAGCTCCGGTTCGAGCCTGGTTCCTTCCACACTTGGATCGGAACGACGACTATTTCGGCAATCGTCGAAGTGGCTTCAGTAGCAGGCTTTAAGGTAGCGCTTCAGAATGGTAA